GTGTCCAGAAAGCTGATTGACTGTCGAGGGGTGCCGGACATAGTCCACACCTGGCAGAATGAAATTAAAGGCCAACGGGATATGTTGTATGACCGTGCCAGTCTGATGGTGTTCCCGCCGCTGACGGTGCCGGCCCGAATGGGCCAGGTCTACAGATTGCAACCTGGATCCGAATTGCCGGAGATGCGTCCAGGTGAAGTGAAGTTTTTGGATCCACCCAGGACAAACCCAGGCGAGGCGTTGAACGTTATTGATTACGTTGAGAAACAGTGCGACCAATATTTTGGGCGACTGAACGACAACACCAATCCGGTAATCGCCCAGGCCAAGATGCAGTCCATGGTGGACAACTACACCACAACCTGGTCAGAAGCATTTACCATGATGTTTCGCCTGGTTCAGGAATACATATCCGACCAGGAACTGGCCAGGATTGCAGGGGTTGACCTGGGTTTGCCATCCAGCCAGGCCGACATAATGGGCGCCTATGATTTTAGCGTGAAGTTTGATGTACGCGAATTGGACCAGGATTATGTTGCCAGCAAAATGCAAGCGATCATTGGCCTGTTGCCAATTGATTCAGCCGGCACGGTTGATCGGGCCAAGCTGATGTCTATTGCGGTTGGCATGATTGATCCTGTCCTGGGACAATCCATTATGACGGATCAACGTGGGGCGGCACAAAAGACGTTTGACGACGTTAACAAGGACATTGCATTGATGTCCCTGGGTAATGAAGCCAACTACACGGAAAACGATCCTACAGCGGCAATGAAGATGCAATTCATGCAGCAGGTAGTTGGCAGTAATCCGAAGTACCAGGAACAATTGCAGAGAGACGAAAGGTTCCAGGCATTGTTGGATAACTACGGAAAGAACCTTCAGCAATCAGTGGCCCAGGAACAAAACAAGATGATTGGGCGCCTTGGGGTGCAACCTGTTAGCCAATAATGGAAAGACCGTACACAGAAGAGGAGTTAAGGCAGCAACTGCAATTCCTGGATAATTCAAACCCTGTTTGGCAGTCTATTAGCCAAATAATCAAAACCGCAATTGACAACAGTATTGATTGTGCTTTGACAGATGGCATCTCACAGGACGACCGGACATGGCGATCCGGATACGCGCAAGCGATGAGAGATGTTGAATCAACCTTAAATAACTACCGAAAAGACCCCTCGAAAAAAGTATAGTTATTCCGAACGTGTACAACTAATCCGGTCCTGGTTGAAGGATCCATTTACCGTGCTTCATTTCGAGGCACGGTTTTTTTGTGAACCGGTTTAAGCCTTACTTGCAGGTTATAGCATGGACAAAGACGTAGCAGAGGCAACGGATAGCCTCGAAAAAGATACCGGACTAGTAGAACTAGAAGGTCCTATGGACCAATTGGACTTGACCAAGATGTTGGCCAAGGACTTTGAGGAACAGGGATCCGAGGAGACGTCACCGAGTGGTGATGCGGTAGAAGACGCCGACCAACAAGAAATGGCGCCCGAAACCGAACAAGTTCTTTCCCAGGAAGAATCAGAGACGGAATCCGATCCGGAACCGGAAGGCGAACAGCCTGAATGGTTTCAGAGGCGGATAGATCGCTTTACCAAAAAACTCCGCCTGGCCGAAGAGGAACGGGATGAGATGGAGGAAAAGGTCAAGGAACTCGAATCCAAGTTGGATGACACCCAACAGTTGCCAACCGCGCCAGCAGATAATCCACTGGTAAACGTTAAGACAGAAAAGGATTTGCAGGACCACGCCAAACTTTCCGAAGCGAGACTGCAGTTTGCTGAAGACATGGAAGACCTACTTCTGGAAAACCCAGATGAGGTTGAACAAGTCCTAAAAAAACAGGGAGTCGAGTTGAAGGATGGTGAGGGGTACGACGACTTCTCCATGGAGCGAATGACCAAGTTTATACGAGGTGTTCGCAGGGATTCAGAGAGGAAACTCAATAAATGGATCCCGCAAAAATCCCAGGAACTTTCCCAGGCAAAAGAGTTTAACGCGCAAGCTGAAAAACTATATCCATGGTTAAAGAATGGAGACTCGCAAGAGATGAAAATCTTCAACCAGGTCCTGGCGCAGAGTCCCCAGGCAGCCTACGCACCAAACTACAAGTTGGAGTTGGCCAGGTACGTTCGTGGCTATATGGCGGAACTAGCGGATCAGCAACGTGTAACACCCCGAAAGGGTGTTGTTCCTGAACCAGGAAGACCGACATCAGCACCGGCGCCGAAGGAGGGTAAAGCAGCAAAGTACGATTCAGCCAGGGGGAAACTTTTTTCAAATCGTGATCAACGTAGTCTAACAGACTATGTGGGTACTATATTAGGAGATTAGACCGATGGCAGGTTTATACGTAAAAGACATTCAGTCCACCGCTGCGGACTTTGGTAAAGGTTCACAACGCGATCTTCTTGACGCAATCACGATGGTTGACGCCAAGGAAACCCCCTTCATGGCAATGGTGCCAAAAGGGTCTGCACCTATTAACGCACTCTTCGAGTGGCCCGTTGATATTCAGGAAACCCCTGGCGACAATGCTGTTGTTGATGGAACTGATGTTTCGTCATACGACAACGCGCAAGGGAGTTACAACGTTTTGAGTAACCGTGTTCAGTGGTTCAGGCGCCAGGCTAAGATTGGTAAACTTGCACAGAACGTGCAGAACCAGGCCGGCATTAAGGATCACTATGCTTATGCAGTTCAAAAGAAACTGATGCAGGTTAAGCGAGACGCAGAAGTTCGGTTTTGTTCAGCTAATGTTGGGCGAGATTCTGGTGATGATTTGTGGTATTCTGCAAAAGCTGCCGCAAACGTTGGCGATGCTGCAACAACAGCAAGTAAGACTCGCGGTTTGGGTGAGTTTTTAAACACTCTTACCAACGATACCGGCTTAGACGGAACCGGATTTGAGTGTCCAGCTTCCAACACGCTTGGTCGCGAACACAATGGTTCAGCCTGGGCTGGAACTGAAGTAAACGCTGATGCGGTTACAGAATCAGATGTTGAGGGAATTCTGCAGTCTCTTTATGAGGAGACAGGTCAGACTCAAAACCTGACACTGCTTTGTGGTCCAAACCTTAAAAAGCGTTTCAAGGACTTCACTCAGACACAGTTCAGCGCAGGGAACCAGGCTTCATCTATTCGCACCTACAACGCTGACCTGAAGGACAAGCGAATCATTAGTACCGTCGATGTGTACGAAGGTGATTTTGGCACTTTGGAGTTAGTTCCCACATTGTGGAATAACTACAACTTCCCAAGTGACGGAATTGGCGGAACGATTGATCCTGACGCTGCCAACTACAATAAGGGTACGGGTTATATCCTGGACATGAACTTGTTGGAGTTGCGTTTCAATCAGTTGCCGCAAGTGCAGGAACTTCCTGACACAGGTGGTGGACGCCGTTTTGCCGTGGATATGATCGCAGGTCTTTGCGTGAAGAATCCAAAGGGATTAGGCGCCATATTTGCCAAGGCCAGTTAATGGACACTACGCTTCCATTTGACTTAGGAACGATTCCAGAGTCTCACCAACGCGCACTCCTTCGGGAGTTGCGTACTGGTGAGATGATGGGGCGTGTTGAAGCGGAGGCGAGGCAAAAGGCAATTGCCAAAGACAATCAACGAGAACACAAGGCGATTCCAGGGGTGGGTCGCCTTGTGGCTCGTTTTGATATGGATGGCTACATGAAAAATTATATCAAGGATCGGGAGTGCGCCCGTGATACTGATTATATTAAGTGGGCCATCAAGAGGCATCCTGAATGCAGGGTCAACAGTGTGGGGACAAAAACCCAGGTTGGCTACGGCACTAAAGAGGAACCTCGTCGCGTTAAGTTTCACAAGAACTACGGATAATGCGTATCGTCAAGTTCCAGGACGTGTTGAGAGGTGCAGCCGAATCAACAGGACGGATCTTTGACTCTTTATCAAATGATGAATTTGCATTGTTCAGGGGGTTTATTTCGCGCCGGCTACGCGAAGCCTGGGAGAGTGAGTATTGGCCTGAACTTATGCAGGTTGAGTCCAGGACTTACGACACCAGTGG